GCTTTAAGAAAAGAGTATCCTGATTTATTCACAGGTAAAGAAGGAGATATATCGGGTGCTTTGGTTCAAGAGCATAAAGTTGCAAGAGCACTCGGAGACAAAAGACTTAAAGGAGAAGTAGGTAAGAGTTTTATTCCTTCTACTTATTTAGCAAGAGCAGAATTCACTCCAGCTTTTTTTAACTTACAAAAATTAAAAGATTTTGATACTCCTTTTATGTCACTTGTGGAAAAATATAATAATGCTCCTACAAAACAAACAAAGCTAGCTGTTAAAAAACAGATCGAGACACTAAAAAATACATTTAACAAAAATTCAGGTGGATATCTAAATGATGTAGATATTAACTACGGAACAAAAACAGTTAAGATAAAAGATAAAACTCCAGAGATATACAAAACTTCAAAAGAAGATACGTATGCTCAAATACTAAAAAATGTAAAACACAGTAATACTTATTTTAAAAACAAAGGAATGGATGATCGTATTCTTCAAGGAGATAAATTTAACAGATTCCAAAGAGATTTAAAAAATAGAATTAACGCAAATCAAAATTATAAAAGTTTAGCAATAGGTGTTCCAACAGTTGCAGTAGCAACACAATTTTTATCTGGGGAAGCAACCGCTGAAATAAAACCACAAGGCTCACCCGGACAACTAAATCCAGAAACAGAAAAAACTTTTGCAGAAAGAAACCCGAAAACTACACAGGCTGCTGGATCAGCCGTGGTGGGAGGAACTGTTTTAAAACAAAAACCTGTTAGAGACGTGATTACAAAAGGTTTAGGAAAAATTTTTAGAGGTCTTGGAACAAATTTAGCTGGTAGTGGTTTTGCTGCTACACAAATATACAATAATTTAAAAGAAGGTAAAGGAGTATATGAATCTGTAAAAGATCCTATGGTTGGTGTAGAATTAATGTTTCCATCTTTATTTAAAGAAAATATTTCTAAAATTACAAAAAATAAAGCGATTCAAAAAGCTTTAAGTGGATTTGGAGCTGGAAAATATTTAAATCCGATAGGTGCAACCATATTAGCAGGAGATGCTCTTAGTAAAAATAAACCAGATTCAGAATCTCTTTTTATAAAAGACATGATAAAAGGACCTGATTATTTTAAAGAAAAAAATAATGATTACTATGAACAAGGTGAGCATTATGATGATGTCGGACTAGCCGGATTAATGAAAAAATATTATGACTAAAGACAATCCAACACTTGTAAAAAACATGAAACATGTTAAATGGGATAGTATTCCACCTTTGAAAGGACCGAATCCTAAAGGGTTGATTAAAGACAAGAAACAAGATAAACCAATACAGGAGAATAAATATGGCAGATATAGATAAATCTCTTCCCAATGTTGCAAGACCCGAAGATGAAGTTGTAGAAGATATTAACATTGAAGAGGTTGAAGAATTAAAAGGTCCCGTTGAAATTACAGATGAAGAAGATGGTGGAGCAACTATCGACTTTGATCCCAATGCTGTAAACATACCACAAGATGGCGGCGATCACTTTGCAAATTTAAACGAATTACTTCCTGAAGACGATACTGATGAAATAGGTGACCAGTTACAGAATGACTACATGGAATATAAAACTTCTCGTAAAGAATGGGAAAGAGCTTATATCACCGGCCTAGATTTATTAGGCTTTAAATACCTAAACAGAACGGAACCTTTTCAAGGAGCAAGTGGTGCAACTCACCCGGTACTCGCTGAAGCAGTTACTCAGTTTCAATCTTTAGCTTACAAAGAATTACTACCTGCCGATGGTCCAGTTAGAACCATGGTTATGGGTGCAAGTGACCCGCAAAAAGAAATGCAGGCGCAAAGAGTTAAAAATTTTATGAACTATCAAATCATGGATCAGATGAAAGAATATGAACCTGAGTTTGATCAAATGTTATTTTACCTTCCATTATCAGGTTCAACATTTAAAAAAATTTATTACGACGATTTATTGGGACGAGCAGTTTCTAAGTTTGTTCCAGCAGATGACCTTGTTGTTCCGTACACGGCTACTTCATTAGACGATGCGGAAGCAGTCATCCATGTTTTAAAAGTTTCTGAAAACGAACTAAGAAAACAAATGGTTTCCGGTTTCTATTCTGACATAGAACTTACAAAACCAACTGGAACTATTACAAATGAATTAGATGAAAAAGAAAGAGAAGTTGAAGGAGTTTCCAAAACGCAAAGAACAGATCCTTTATACACAATTCTAGAATGCCACGTTAATCTAGACTTAGAAGGTTTTGAAGATATGGGTGCCGACGGAGAACCCACTGGAATAAAATTACCTTACATCGTTACAGTAGAAGAAGGTAGTAGAAAAGTTTTGTCTATTAGACGAAACTTTGCGCAAAATGATCCAAAAAAAATAAAAATTAATTACTTTGTCCATTTCAAATTTCTGCCTGGACTAGGTTTTTATGGTTTAGGATTAATTCATATGATTGGCGGTTTGAGTCGTACTGCAACTGCGGCTCTCCGTCAGTTATTAGATGCTGGAACTTTATCAAATTTACCAGCCGGATTTAAACAAAGAGGTGTTAGAGTTAAAGATGATGCTACACCAATACAACCAGGAGAATTTAAAGATGTTGATACTCCAGGGGGTAATCTAAAAGATGCTTTCGTATTCTTACCGTACAAAGAACCGTCGCAAACATTATTACAGCTGATGGGGATTGTAGTCCAAGCAGGACAAAGATTCGCATCAATTGCTGACATGCAGGTTGGTGATGGGAACCAACAGGCCGCTGTTGGTACAACTGTAGCTCTTTTAGAACGTGGTTCAAGAGTCATGTCAGCGATCCATAAAAGATTGTATGTCGGTCTGAAACAAGAATTTAAATTACTTGCTAAAATATTTGGCGAGTCATTACCACCAGAATATCCTTACGATGTTATTGGTGCTGCAAGAAATGTTAAAGCAACTGATTTTGATGACAAAGTAGATGTCTTACCTGTTGCAGATCCAAACATTTTTTCAATGTCTCAAAGAATTGGTTTAGCTCAAGAACAATTAAGATTAGCTACATCTAATCCTGAAATGCATAATATGTACTCAGCTTACAGAAGTATGTATGAAGCTATTGGAATAAAAGATATTGATAGAATTTTACCACCACCTCCACCGGAGCAACCAAAAGATCCGGCGATCGAACATATTGATGCAATGGGTGGAAAACAGTTTAAAGCATTTCCAGGACAAGATCATAGAGCGCATGTGACAGCTCACTTAAACTTTATGGCTAGTAATTTTGTTAGAAATAATCCTAGTATTACTGCCGCGTTAGAAAAAAATATCATGGAACACATATCATTGATGTCACAAGAACAAGTTGAACTAGAGTTCCAGCAAGAAATGCAAATGTTGCCACAAATGCAACAAGCTGCAACCCAAAACCCACAAGTTAAACAACAGGTTGAACAGATCTCACAAAAAATTGAGTCTAGAAAAGCTATTTTAATTGCGGACATGATGGAAGAGTTTATGAAGGAAGAAAAAGCTATTACAAATCAATTTGATAATGATCCATTATTAAAACTTAAAGAAAGAGAAGTTGACCTTAAAGCTATGGAAGCAGAACGTAAGTTAAAAGAAGATGAAGCTAGAATTAATCTTGACAGAGCTAAGATGGTACAAGCTAAAGAACTTAGTGAACAGAAACTAGAACAGAATGAAGATTTAGCTAATTTAAGAGCTGATACAGCTATGGCTAAGTCAGAAATGTCTGCTGAAGTCAAATTAACCTCAGATGCTATGAAGGCTAGAGACGTAAATGTCTTGAAAGGCCCTAGAAATTAGTATATTAAATAAACAGGAGATAAATTATGAAGGACCCAAAAATAACAAAAGCAGCTGGAATCAACAAAGACGGTTACTGTAGTGGTGGAGTTGACATAGAAGTTCCTTCTCAAAACTTGGAATTAGATCCTAGATCTAAAACAAGTATAAGAGGAAGAAGCTACATTGCTCAAGGTGATAATGTCGAAGTTAAAGGCACTAAAAGAATGTTGGCTTCGAAAAGTAAAAAAGCTACTTGGTACTAACATGTGGTTATCGGCAATTAAATTAGCCGTTTCTGCTGGAAGTAAAATCTACGCTAATAAGCAGAGAACGAAGATGGCTATGTCAGACGCGCAGTTAATGCACGCTGAGAAGATGGCTACTGGTGCGGAAGCTTACCAGGGAAAATTATTAGAATCTAGAAACTCAGACTGGAAAGACGAATTTATTTTAATTTTACTTTCGGTCCCTATTGTAATGTTGGGATGGTCAGTCTGGTCAGATAATCCTGTACATATGGAGAAAATGGAGTTATTCTTCGTCCACTTTGGAAATTTACCTTTATGGTATCAAACAATTTTTGTTGGTGTAATTGCAAGCGTCTATGGACTTAAAGCAACACATCTGATAAAGAACAAGTAACAAGGAGAAAATATTATGAGAAACGATTATGGAACAAGACCTTACATCTCAAGATTTTCAGCTAAAGCTGCAAAGTCACCTAAGAAACAAACAGCTAACGACAAGCTAGATGAATCTTTAGGAGCAAGAGACGGTAAAGAATCTACAAAGACACAAAGTTTTAAAGATAGAAGAGACGAATCTAAAGGATAGTTATGACTTTACTTACTAAAGGAATGGGTGCAGTTCTTACAAAAATTTTTAAACCTAAACCTAAACCTTCACCTACTATTAGTTCTGTTAAGGCAAATAAATCTGACAACATGTCAAAGCATAAAGTTGCCTTGGCTCAAATTCCAGGACAAACTGCTAACAAATGGAAAAAAAGTTTTGATGATGCAGATAGAATAGGTGCAAAAGTAAGACAACTTACTCAAAAAATAAAGGGTGAGAAAAAAACTGAATCAGGTGTTTCAAAAGGTAAAGACCTAAAAGACTAATGATCAAATCTATTAAAAAATTTATTTGTAATTTATTCAATATCAAAGCATGCAAATGCAAAGATGAACATCTTGAATTTTATGAAGATGTACCAAAACCAACCCACTGCGGAGCACATACTTATTATAGAAAAAGCTGTACCGCGTGTATTACAATAACTAAATAAAGGAGAAGATATGCCGGGAAAAGAAATTAAAGGAAAAAGTAAAATAGCAACTTATAGAAGTGGCGGAAGAGCTGGTTACAAAACTGGTAAATCTGTTAAAGAAAGTAAATTTCCAGATCACTCCGGTGATGGTAAAATTACTAAAAAAGATATTTTAATGGAAAAAGGAGTTATTCCTAAAACTAAAAAAATGACAAGGAAAGCATAATGGCTAAAGCAAAAGGTCTATGGGCCAACATTAATGCTCGTAAAAAAAAGGGGATCTCAAGAAGTAAAAAAGATTCTACAATCACAGCTAAAGCATATAAAAATATGAAAGCTGGTTTTCCCAAAAAGAAAACAAAAACAGCGTAATGGATAAAAATAAAAAAAATAAAATTAAAAAAGTATCTAAAGCTTTGGTAAAAGCATCTAAGTTACATGCAGGTCAAGCTAAGGTATTAAAAAAAATAATAAAGAAAAAATAATGGCTACTGCAGCTTGGACTAGAAAAGAAGGTAAATCTAAATCAGGTGGACTGAACGCTAAAGGTAGAGCAAGTTATAAGGGTGGTACTCTTAAAGCGCCTACTAAATCTAAAACAAGTTCTAGACGTAAATCGTTTTGTGCAAGAATGAGTGGAATGAAAAAGAAACTTACTTCAGCAAAAACAGCAAGAGATCCTAATTCAAGAATAAACAAATCTCTTCGTAAATGGGATTGTTAGTGAGAGATACTAAAGCAATAGAAAGCTTTTTAAAAAAAAATTACAAAGAGATAAAAGAAATGAGTTTGTTTAGATACTTGAAAAAAGAAGTTGAAACAGGTGCTAGTGGAACTCAGGATTATGTAATAAAAAAAGGACCCAATAAAGATAAAATAGCAAAAAAATAGAAAGGAAGACATGGAACCAGAACAAGTATTAAACAAACTAAGAAGAGTTTTAGACAAGAGACTAACCTCACTTTCATTATCTGTTACCTCAGGAGGGGTTGACAGTATGGATACTTACAAGTATATTATAGGACAAATAAATGCATTGGAATCAGTGCGCCAGGAAATCATTAGCCTGCTCAACGATAAGGAAGAAAATGAAAAAAACGGAACAGTCATCGACCTCAACCGAGGTACCAAAAACTAAATCAGCGTTATTAGATAAATACGAAAAAGAACCTAAAAAAGAAGTCACTCAAGAGACCACTAAACTTCCCATGCCTACGGGTTGGAGAATGTTAGTACTACCTTTTAGAATGAATGAAAAAACTAAAGGTGGAGTTTTATTAGGAACAGAAACAATTGATAGACAACAAGTTGGATCGCAATGCGGAAACGTAATTGCTATGGGACCTGATTGTTACAATGACCCAAAAAGATTCAACGATGGTCCGTGGTGCAAGGTGGGAGACTGGGTGGTCTTCGCACGTTATGCAGGGTCAAGAATAGAAATTGATGGCGGAGAAGTCCGTTTATTAAATGACGATGAGATACTAGCAACCGTACAGGATCCAACAGATATCCTGCACAAATATTAACATAGTTGAAAGGAGATACTATGCCAGAAGAAGAGAGAAAAACAAGCAGTCAAATGCCTGTTGAAATGGATACATCAGGCCCAGAGGTCGACGTATCTATTGAGGAAGTAGTTGAAGAGTCGGTAGTTGATACTGCTCCAGAAACCACGGAACAGGAAACAGTAACAGAAACAATAAAAGAAGAAGACGCACCTTTAGAAGACTATAGTAAAAAAGTTCAATCTCGTATTGCTAAACTCACAGGAAAACTTAGAGAAGCACAACGTAGAGAGAATGCTGCTGTAGAATATGCGTCTGCTGTAGAAAAGAAAAGACAAATTGATAACGAAAGATTTCAAAAAGTTGATTCTGATTATACAGCTAAATTTGAAGAGAGTGTAAAAACCGGAATTGAATCAGCAGAAAGAGAACTTTCTATTGCTATTGAAAACGGTGATGCGTCTGCTCAAGTTTTAGCTAATAAAAAAATTGCTTCACTTGCATTTGAAAATGCAAAATTAGAGCAAAGAAAACAAACACAACCCGTTGTACAACAACCCGTACAACTATCAGACGGTGGTAGATTACCAGAACAGACACCTAGAAGAATGCCTGAATCTGACCCTATGGCTGAGACTTGGGCTTCAAAAAATAAATGGTTTGGTACAGATCGAGCCATGACATTTACTGCTTTTGAAATTCACAAGGATTTAGTGGATAAAGAAGGTTTTGATCCTCAATCTGATGAATATTATCAAGAAATTGACAAGAGGATTAAAGTTGACTTTAGTCACAAATTTGATAATACTGAGACTAAGCAAACGAACAGGGCCGTTCAGTCGGTAGCCTCAGCTAATAGAAGCTCAAAACCTGGTCGCAAAACTGTGAGACTCACATCATCACAGGTAGCAATAGCTAAAAAATTAGGTGTGCCACTAGAAGAGTATGCAAAACAATTAAAACTCACGGAAGGAGCATAAGCATATGAAAAACGAAGATACAAAACAACCTTTACGTGCGGCTGGAACTCGGACAAAAACTGATCGTCCAAAAGAGTACAAGCCCCCATCATCTTTAGATGCACCTCAAGCGCCTGACGGATTTAGGCACAGATGGATAAGAGCAGAGTCAATGGGTTTCAATGATGCCAAGAATATTCATGGTAGATTGAGATCTGGTTATGAGTTAGTGAGAGCTGACGAATACGATGACGATACTTACCCAACAGTGCTAGACGGAAAATACGCTGGAGTCATTGGAGTAGGTGGCCTTCTCCTGGCAAGGATACCCGAAGAACTCGCACAGCAACGTATGGACTATCAGAGAAAACAAACTGAAGGTCAAGACGAAGCTATCGAAAACGACTTACTTAGGGATCAGGATAAAAGAATGCCTATCAGTGTTGATAGAAATTCGAAGCACACTTTCGGTGGTACAAAGAAATAATTTCTAAGTCCAACGGAATAAATTAAACCGAACTGGAGGCCGCTAACGCGGCAGGTTCACTAAGGAGAAAATAACTATGGCAAATAGAGATACAGCCGGAACTGGTTTTACACCTGTTAGTGTTTTGGGAAATGGTCCCGCAACATCTGGACAGTCAAAGTATAAAATCGCCAATGGCAACGCAACTAACATATTTCTTGGCACGCAGGTTCAAACTGCAGCTGGATATGTTACAGTTGGAGCCGTTAATAGTAAAACTATTGGCGTATTCAACGGATGTTTCTTTACTGCGGCTAACACACAAAAGCCAACGTTTAGTAATATGTATATAGCAAACACTGCAACTGATAATAACACTGATGTAGATTGTTTTGTAAACGATAACCCTTTTCAGAACTATGAAGTTTCTGCGGACGCGGCAACACCACAAGCTGCTTTCATGGAGACATACAGAAGTAATGCTGTAGCAGGTAGTCTTGTTACTGGGAGATCAACACAAACATTAGATATCGGTGCAACAACAGCGACAGCATCACAATGGAGACTATTAAGACAAGCAGAAGACGTTGAGAATGAAGACATTCTTGTGGCTTTTGGAAAAGTAATAGTAGTACAAAACCTTTGTGAGTTTGTAACACCAAGTTAATCAACAAATAGGAGAATAAAAACATGGCAATATCAAGAGCACAACTCGTAAAAGAGTTAGAGCCAGGTCTAAATGCACTATTTGGCTTGGAATACAAAAGGTATGAAAATCAGCATGCTGAGATTTATACAACAGAATCATCTGACAGAGCTTTCGAAGAGGAAGTAATGTTAAGTGGTTTTGCTAACGCAGACGTAAAAGCAGAAGGTTCAGGTGTAAATTACGATGAAGCACAAGAAACTTACACTGCTAGATACACAATGGAAACGATCGCGCTAGCTTTCGCTATCACAGAAGAAGCAATAGAGGACAACCTTTATGACAGACTTTCTTCTAGATACACAAAAGCCCTAGCAAGATCTATGTCTAACGCTAAAGAAGTTAAAGGCGCAGCAGTATTGAATAATGGTCTACCCGGCATAGCCGCGGCAGCTGCTTTTCAAACTGGTGACCAGCAAAACTTACTTTCGCTAGCACACCCAACTATCGCGGGTACTGTAGCGAATACTTTAGCTGTTCAGGCTGACTTAAACGAAACTTCATTAGAACAATCGCTAATCGACATTGCGGCGATGACTGATGAAAGAGGTTTAAGAATAGCTGCTAAAGCGGTTAAGATGATCATTCCATCTGCAAATCAGTTCAATGCTGAGAGATTAATGAAATCTCAAGGTAGAACTC